TTTTGGGCCGGGCCTCTCACTCGTAATTCTGGTGGAGGCCCCCCATGTCGGGACCCCTGATCTCCAACGCGGCGACCGTCCGAATCACCAGGGTCGACGCCTGCGGGCGGCCCGTGTGCGGCCCCGAAAACAGCTACGTGACCGACTGCTTCGCCAGCGTCGAGCACGCGGCCAACGTGGATGACGGCACGGACGTGAAGTTCGTCGCCGCCAACGGCCGCACGTGCGGCAGCAAGAAGGGCTGCCCCACGTTCAACTACTTCGACCTGACCTACACCTTCTTCCAGGCGTCACCCGAGATGATCGAGATCATGACCGGCAGTCCGGTCGTATTCGGGTTCGACGGCGCCCCGATCGGTTTCGACTCTTGCTCGATCCCGTGCCGGTCGGGTTTTGCGTTGGAAGTCTGGGCGGATGTGCTTGGTGAGGACGTGTGCCCGGAGGAGGCCACCGGCGACGGGGCGTGGATCTACGTCCTCGTCCCCTGGGTGACCAACGGGCAGCTCGGCGACCTCACCCTCGGCTCCGACGCGGTCAACCTGTCGCTCACCGGGGCGTCCCGGGCGGGCGGGCGGTGGGGGACCGGCCCGTATGACGTGCTCGCCCAGGACGCGGCCGGTACCCCGGGGCCGCTCCTGACCCCGCTGGGACAGGACTGCCACCGGCGCATCCTCGTCACGACGGTTGCGCCGCCCGAGCCTTCGACGGACTACGTGCCCGTGCTCTGCGACGCCTCGGCCTGACGCCCATGGCCGTCCCCGACATCGTGTACCCGGTTCGGCCGGGCAACACCAATCAGGAGCTGCGCTACTCCCTGCGCAGCCTGGCCCACTTGCCTCACGGCCGGGTGTGGATCGCCGGTCACCGGCCGCCGTGGGTGCGCGGTGTCGGGCACATCCCCATGCCGCCCCAGGCGACCAAGTACCTGGGCTCCACAGCGAACCTGCGCGCTGCCGTCGAGCACCCCGACGTTGCCGAGGCGTTCATCCTCATGAACGACGACTTCTTCGTTATGATCCCCGTCAAGGAGGTGCCGGTTCTGCACCGGGGCCCGGTCGACCGGGTGGAGGCGTACTACGCCTCCCGAGGGCGCGGGCTGTACCTGCAAGGGCTGAGGGATACGAAGGCGCTGCTCGCCGACCTCGGCTACCCGGCCCCCCTGAGCTACGAGGTCCACGTCCCCATGCCGATGACGAAGACGCGGGCGCGGGAGGCGCTGAAGGTCGGCGGCCACCTGCCGGTGCTCCACAAGCGCACCCTGTACGGCAACCTGTTCGGACTGGGCGGCAAGCAGATTCAGGACCCCAAGGTGCTCACCCGCGGGCCGCGGTTCCCCCGTGACGGGGCGTTCCTGTCCACGATGCCGGACACCTTCGCCTCCGGCGCGGTGGGCGCCTTCATCCGCGGCAAGCTCGCCCGGCCCGGCCCGTACGAAGCCGGGGGCCGCTGATGCCGCGCCCGGACCTGTGCGACCCGTGGCCGATCGACCTCGGATGCTGCGACCTACCGGCCGATGTGGACCCGGCGGTGATCGAGCGGTGGCGCCGCGTCGCTTCGATCACCCTGTGGAGGTTGTCCGGACGACGCTACGGCCCGTCCTGCCCGGTGACGGTGCGGCCCTGCGGCCGGTCCTGCGCCGAGGAGATGGTGTCGTGGGCGACGCTCGGCCCCTCTACCGGCGGGTGGGTGCCGTACCTGGGCGCGGACGGCCAGTGGCGCAACGCCGCGGTGTGCGGCTGCCGGTCCTCGTGCTCGTGCACGCAGCTGTGTGAGGTGCGCCTCGACGGCCCTGTGTACGACGTGGTGGAGGTGTTGGTCGACGGCGAGGCGCTGGTCCCGGAGGCATACCGGGTGGACGTCCCGAACCTGCTTGTCCGCCTCGACGGCGAGTGCTGGCCAGCGTGCCAGGACATGGCCGCGCCGTGCGGGGAGCCCGGCACGGTGTGCGTCACCTACCGCACCGGCCTCCCGCTCGATGAGGCCGCCATCGCCGCCGTGTCGGAGCTGACCTGCGAGCTGGTGAAGGCGTGCATCCCCGGAGGGCAATGCCGGCTCCCGGGCAACGTCGCCAAGCTCGCCCGACAGGGCAGCACGTACTCGACCCGCCAGGGCGTCACCGTCGAGGCCGCCGACCCCACCATCGTCTTCGCCCAAGGGCGCACCGGCCTACCGGCCGCAGACATGTGGCTGGCAACGGTCAACCCGTACGGCCAGCCGTACGCCTCCCGGGTCTACAGCCCGGACCTGCGCCGGCCGAGGGTGCAGCAGTGGCCCTGACCCCCACCGGCATCTACGACCTGGCCGAGGTGGTGCTCGGGTGCTTGTGCGCCGAACTGGACGCTACCGCGGCCCGGATCGAGGGGCAGCCGGGCTGCCCGGCGCGGGCGTGCGTCGTTCCCGGCGCCCCAGCGTGGGACGACTGCGGCGGGGCCTGCGACGGCACGGGCACCTGCGGGCAGCTCACTGTCAACGTCGCCCGCACCTACCCGTCGACCAACTTCCCCGTGATGGACCAGACCGTGCAGGGCTTGCGCGGTTGCACGCCGCCGGCATCGACCGCCGCCGAGCTGGTCATCACCCTGCTGCGCTGCACCCCCACTCTGGACGAGAACGGGTGCCCGCCGACCTGCGAGGAGATGGACGCCTCCGCGCGCGAGCTCTACACCGACATGGCCACCATCGCGAACGGGCTCACCTGCTGCCTGCCCGGCACCGCACCGCGCGGCCGGCGCTTCGTCCTCGGCCAGTCGAAGATCCTCGGGCCCTCCGGCGGGTGCGTCGGCATCGAGCAACGCGTCACCGTCGCCCTGGCCGGGTGCTACACCTGTCCCAGCTCGGAGGTCTCGCCATGAGCGTGCACGTGGATATCGACCCCACGCTGATCGAGCGGGCGCTGCGCCGCCCCGGCGGCATCGGCGCCCGCCTCCTCCAGCGCCGCGCCGAGCGGGTCGCCGCGCGGGCGCGCGAGCTGGCACCCGGCACGATGGCCGACCACATCACCACCCGCGTCGAGGACACCGGCCGGGGCCTTACCGCGTACGTCGTCTCGGAGCACCCGGCAACCCAGTACGTCATCTACGGGACGCGGCCGCACATCATCCGCCCGCGCCGCGCCCGAGCCCTGCGGTTCGAGGTCGGCGGCCGGGTCGTCTACGCCGCCTACGTCCAGCACCCCGGGACGCGGGCGAATGACTTCCTGGCAAGGGCACTGCGCGAGGCGCTGTGAGGGCCAGCGCGTAGGTTCCGCCCCATGACGATGGGCGGTGTGCGGCGGTGGCGGCCCTCACGTCGGAGGAGTTCACGCGCCTGGGAGCTCCCGGCCGACTATGCCAGGCGAGCAACTCCGCCGAACTCCCGGCATTCGACGGTCTGTTCGAAGGGGCGTCGGCCGTCGGGGCGCCATGCCGATATGTCCACCAGCCCCGGGGGGAGGATTTCGAGTTCTGTCAGGTAGCGGCGCACATCGTCGCAGCTCCGCACACGGCCCCAGCGACCTGCGGTGGCCTGGGACATGAAGTCGGTGACGGACTGTCGACTCCTTTTGCCGTCGCTGACCAGTTGGGACACGGCCAGGAAGCTGCCGTGCGGCAGGCGGGCGCGTACGCGGCGCAGCAGGCTGGCGGGGTCGTCACGGTCGGGGATGCAGTGCAGGACTGACATGAACAGCGCACCTACAGGTTCGGACGGGTCGATGAGCCGCGAGACCTCGTCGCTGTCGAAGACCGCGTCCACGTGTCGGATGTCGGCTTGCAGGACGGCGGTGGAGGGGGGGTGCTCCAGCAGTGCGCGGGCGTGGGCCAGGGCGATCGGGTCGTTCTCGACGTACACCACGCGCGCGTCGGGGTGGGTGCGCAAGGCGACTTCGTGGACGTTGTCCGTGGTGGGTAGGCCCGCCCCGAAGTCGATGAACTGCCGGACCCCGTACTCGCGGGAGAGGACATCGACGACGCGCCGGGTGAAGGCGTGGCTGTGGTGCGCAAAAACCTTTATGCCCGGTGCTTCGCGCACCAGGTGCTCGACGGCGTCGCGGTCGGCGGGATAGTTGTCCTTCCCTTCCAGGAGGTAGTCGTACATGCGCGCCATGTTCGGGACTGTGACGTCGATCGTGACCGCCTTTGGAAGCGCTAACCGGTCCACCTGGAGTGCTCCTTTGTTCCGCTCGCCACTACCCGACGGTAGTTACCCGTCAGCGATCCTGGCCAACCCGGACCGGTAGCGGTAGAGGCGCGCAGAGGCGCAGGCATGCGGCCGGAGTGCGCCGGCCAGAAGCCGAGGTTGTCCAGGCAGCGAGTCGTGTCCCTGGGGAACCGCTCGAGTCGGTTGCCGGTGGAGCCGCAGTGGGGCAGACGAGGTTGCCTCACCGCGAGGCCGTTGGGCCAGTACCCTCGTGTTGCCGCTGGTTGTGGGCCGGGCATTCAACACGTCACCCCGTGGAGATGCCGCATGGCCACGAAGAAGTTCAGCTTGTACACGGAGCCGCACGTCGCCGAGATCGGCGACGACCTCACCTTCGCCTTCCGGGCGGAGGTCGACGGCGATGAGTTCCTTGACGCCTATGACGCGCTCAAAGAGCGGTACAGCGGGCTCCAGCTCGACGGCGGCGCCGACCTCGCCGGAGTACAGACCAGCGATCTGCGCGAGGCCATCGGTGCCGTACGGGTCTTCCTCGCTGAGCTGATGCTGCCGGCCGACGCCGCCCGGTTCGCGACGGCGAAGCTCCCGAACCGGATCATCATGCAGCTCCTGGAGTGGGTCATGGAGATCTACGGCGGTGGCCGCCCTCCTACACCGTCGCCCGCCTCTGCGACCACATCGCGGCCGGGTGGGACACGTGGGACGGCGCGCTCGCGCTCCAAGGGGTAGACCCTCGGGGGTGGCCGCTGCGGCGGATGCTCGCCGCTGCTGAGGTGGCGATGATGCAGACCGCCGAGGACGACGGCGAGCGGGCGCGGATCCGCGCCCAGCTCTACGCTCCGCCCCCTGGCCGCCAACCCGCCGCCCCCGGCCCCGCCCTCGGGGTTCCGTCTGCCTCCGCGGTGCTCGCCCAGGTCGCCGCTGAGGACGCCGAGATCGCGGCCATGCGTCAACGAGGCCGGTAACCTGGGCCTATCCCCCCGGCCGGCGGCCGGGGTAGCCGCTGGTTTTGGGCCGGGCATCCACCACGCCTTCGTGGAGATGCCCGGTGCCGGACGACGTCGACGGCTCAGCACGGATCCGGATCGAGCTTGACGATTCGGGTGTCCCGGCTGAAGCGCGCGCGCTCGGCGACCGC